GGGCTCCGCGTTCGACAACTTCCGCCCCACCCCTCACCGCGGCGATCTTGGCTCCGATTGGGAATGCCCCTGGGATTCCTATCGCAGCCGCGCCTGTGGCAATTGCCCCGGCAGTCTTCGGTGCGGTTACTCCTGGCAAAACTCTCTGAATTCCCTGACCAACCTTCTCAACGCCAAAGTCAATCGCTCCACCGGTAGCCCGGGCTGCGGTCTCAATACCACCGGCTACTGCAGACGTTGCCCTTAATCCTCTCCCGGCGACTCCAGCTGCCTTTGCTCCAGGTCCAACAAATGGCACCGCAAGCGTAGGGTCTAGAACCATGCTCGCGGCCTCCGCGGCCTTTGGTGCGAATGTTCCTTCTGGAAGACCGATTATGCTCTTTCCTGTAGCTCTTTCGGCGTTGATCTTGTCGACCGCCTGCATCTGATAGTTCTGGTCAATTGTTTTCTGGTTGATGTACGACTTGTAATCGTCTTGAAGACCAAGAGCTCCAGCCGCCATGTATGGGGCTTTTTCGATAAACTTTGACGCCCCAACTGCCATCGTCCCCAGATCCATTGTTCCTCTGGCTCCAGCCTCTAGTAACGTGGCCGGGAGAGATGTAGGTTGGTCTCCGGGCCTCGGCTCACGCATTGATGCCGTCTTAATTAGTTCCGGTATGCCCTCTTTAATCACAGGACCAAAATACTCTGCCGCGCCTACCGCTCCCTCTTGAATTCTGCTGGCTACTCCAGGCTCGGTGGCCTTTAGAATAGAAAACTCGTCCTCGCTAGCTATGAATGTTGGGTCTGATTCGTCTTGGGATCTAAGGAATGACGAGGTCGATGACTCGTCCATAACTGGCTTTGAATCTACAAATGAAACTCCGCCACCGTAGGCTCCGTGGACTAAGGATGCCTCTTCCTGGGTAAACTCAAAGCCAGGATTGTCGCGGTATTGGCGCAGCAAATAGTTTGCCGCCTCCAATGGGTCCTGGATGATTTCGTCGGCCATGACCGACTAGCGGTTTTGAATTACCTTGCGAGTACGAGGATCGTATCCGCCAAAGCCGGACGGATTCATCGGGCGTTGTGCGGGTTGTTTTGGCGTAGCCGGTTGTCCTGGCTGCTGTACCGACGCCGGATCAAACTGATTTGATTTCGGCATTTCTACTGTACGACCAGAAACGCTCTTATAGTCTTCCGCCCTAGCTTTTAGCCTATTCTTCATTTGGGCAATGGCTGAAAGTGTTGTCTCGTTTGTTGGTCCGGTAAGTATGTTATTAAATCCCAGCGAAACCGGAGACGTTCCCATTGGAATTGCAAATTTCTTTGCAGTCTCGACTTCGCCCTCTCTGGCTACAGATCCTGGATCAATGACCTTTGCCAAGGATACTGCGAATAAATATGGAAGTTGTCCCAACGCGGCGGAACCCTCTGGGTTGACTGTTTCGTAGTTGCCGTACTTTCTAACAGCGACTTCCAACTCGTCTGCCATTCGGGCTGCTTCACGAATATTTGTTTCAAAGGCAAAATCTGCCTGAGTCAATTCTTTGCCCTTTGCGATGAGGGCCTTTTCTCCAGCATCGGCAATGCTCGACATGATCCTGCGCTTCTCTGGGTCCGGCTCCATCGCGGCCTTTTCTTTGTAGTACTTAACCTTGTTAACCTGGCGATCGACATACGTGTCGACAAGTTCTTCTGGCAACCCAGCCGGGACTACGATGCTTGTTCCAGGCGCGTTCCTTGTTCCTGTAGTCTCTGCAAGACGTTGCATAAGCGCGGCCTGTTCAACCGGATCGGTTGACGACATAAGCGCCTGACCAACTCTTCTGGCGTCCTGCTCTGGATACAGTTTTTGCTTTAACATTTCAACTCGAAGTTGGCGATCTTGATCTTCCATCGCCTGACGAGCATCTTCTTTTGCATACTGCTCTTTCTGAGAAGCAAATGGGAATAATGGTCTTGGTTCTGCCATAAATTTATTTTATCTTGCCGTCCATCCACTTGCGGATGATGGACTTAATCTTTGGCTTGTTGCGTATCGATTCGGCAATTCTTTCTCCGTACTCAATATAGAAGTTTCTCAAGTTGTCGGACGCTTTAGTTAGCATCCATTCCCTAAATTGTAGCCACTTAGGATTGTCCTCTCCGTAAACTTCTCTGGCTACCCAGCAGAAAAAGCCTCCAGGAGCGGCCGCTTTCCCAAGGCCAGCGGCACTACCAAGTAAATTGGCTCCGGCGTTAAGGTACTGCGGGGTAGAATTTGCCGCGTCTACAGTCGCCTGCGCATTAACGTACGCGCCATAGGTCTTCGCCAAATAATCGGCCTCGCTACCATAAAGATTGGTAGCATTCTGGGCGCCCCTAAATCCTGCCATCGGGTCAACGTACATGTACGGATTATTTGCAGTAGATCCACCGGCAAAGGCTCCGGACGTAGTCGTCTTGGACGCGTTGAGAAGTGCGGCAAGGGCTCCACCTTGTTCCGCGGCTCTGCGGTTCCCCATGTTGTAAGCCGTCGCACCAGACGAAGTAAAGTCGGCAGCCGCGCCAAGTCTATTGAGGGTCGCAGCTTCACGGAATGCGGTGTCCCTTCTTAGGGCATCGGTCACGCTCTGTCCGGAAGACAAGAAGCCAGACGCAGCTCCAAGTCTCTCCTTCAGCCTAGCTTCCCCAGCAAGTCCGGTCGTCACAGCCTCTTCAACAGCCGGTGCTACTCCAAATATATTTCCCCTGGCAGTCTGCGCTCCCCTAGCCGCTTGCTCGTACTGCCTGCGCTCATCCGCACCAAGTTGAGATCCCAAGGCAACTTGAGAAGTTATTCTGTCTTGGAGATCCCTGCGCAACGCTTCGGTGGCAGGATCGGTCGTGGGCCCAATGTTGGCCTTTGCGAGCTCGGCATATCCCCTTGTAAGGGTTTCAATCGTATCGGCAGTTCCTGGGTCAATCTGGCGTATTTCTCTTAATGCCCTCTCGTCTGGGAGCATCATTGATTCACGAAAATCTGCCAGTGCTGTGGTGGCCTCGGTTCCGGTTGTTGGCTTGTAACTGTCAACCAATCCCTTTGTTGCAACTACGTCTTCATTGACTAGATCGAGTTTTGCTTGAAGATCGGCAACAAGTTTTTTATTCAATTCAATTCTTCTGTCCCCCGCGGGAAGGTCTTTCGTGTACTCATTGGCTTGATCAATCTGACTCTTTAGATCTGAGGATATTGAGGTCGCCTTTTTGTAGAGATCGTCGTATTTTGTTTTTCTGCTTAAATTAATGTCATCAAGAATCTGTTGGTCGGTAACATTGATATTCAGCTTTCCAAACAATTTGCTCTTCTCGCTAACTTTGTTAAACGAAAGATTCTCAAGGGACTTGTCTAGCGCATCCATGTCCTCTTGCGGGATCTTCCCAATTCCTGGGGCGAGGTCTTGAATGTTTACCCTTGTAATAAGTTCTGCAAGTTGTGGCGCGCCTTGGCTCGCCTGAGCAAGTAATCTTGTTAACTTCTTCTCTTCCTCTAACGCAATTCCCTTCTGGGACTGTTGTTGAGATCCGCTAAACTTATCAATCGCAGCATTTGCGTCTGTTACTATGGTCTTTTGAGTTTCTATTTCGTTTAGAGACGACTCAACGTCACCAACTTTACTAATAATATCTTTTGCGTTTTGACTTAAATCGCCGGTCTTGAAATCCCTAACAAGCCTCGCCGCATCTTTTAATGTCTGCTTGTCGGCTGAATTAAGTTTATTTATGCCAACACCTTGAGCAGTTCCCAGCGCGCTTGAGTAATAGTTTAGTGCTTGTAGTAAATTTGCTGGCTTTTTATCCAGCTTTGAAATCGGAGTAATTTTTGGTTCTTCAAGCAATTTTTTTTCTTCTTCGGCTGTCATATTATTTTAATTTACTGGGATAACCCGGTTAGATAATTTGCTTCTTTTGTTGCTGACGGTCTTGTGACCTCATACGGAACGGCAGATTCTGGCGATTGCCCATATAATCGGGTATACTGAGACGCAGCCTGCTGACCGAGTCCACGCTGGACTGCAAATGCATTAGGATCAATCTCGTACTGTCTTCGCAATGCCTCGAGGGATCTTTGTGGGCCATATTCGCGTTCCACCTGGAGCCCTGTTTGCGCGGCTCGTTGAGTGTCCAGCGCCGACATTTGACGCTCAAGTTCACGCTGGCGAGGATTGTACTTTTCGCGAAGACGCTGTTCTAGGGCGGCTACGTCACCTTGGTTGGCAACGTATGTCTCCAATGAAGAGCGGTAGTAAAGTTCGTTCGCCTTGGCCGCGTTTACTGGATCGGGCGGGGGAGGGGGCGCCGGGACTGATGGAGAGCTTCCCATTATAGAAGTACCTTTCGCATGAATTTCATATAATCATAAGCCTTTCTTTTGCCACCCCTATTAAAAACAATGCTCTTCCTCGGCCCAAACCGGTCCCAAAGTATAGACAATAATGTCTTCATAGCCAAACGGCTATAACGTGTACTAATACCATCTGTAGACGTTACCGTCAAGTCTACAAATGCCGTATCCCCATCTTGCCTGTGCACATAATGTATAGGGTTTTCGTCGCTGTGCAAGCACCTAGCGATTGCGACTCCAGCTATCTTATCTCCGTCCTTAGCCACTCCCACCAAGTCATTGTCCTGGTGCCACTTGAACCATTCCCTAAAGTTCGGCCACCTTGACTCCGGGACTCCAGATAGCTCAATATATTCTACGGCTGTCATATGTTGGCCTGCACCTCTATTGTATCTGGATTTGCAGCCACAGTAATCTGCCTTACGGACAACTTTCTGGACGGAGCCAGCATCTTGATCCTCATGTTTCGCCACTTCTGGTAGGATCTAAGGCTGTCGGCCCTTGAGTTAGAGGTTATAGCGGAAAGCGTGGCTGGCAAAGTAAATGGCAACGTCAGCCCACCTGGAGTTGATGTGTCTACGGCGGTGCCAATGTCTACATACTGCGAATCCGTCTCCCGCTTCATTGAAATCGTACAGTTTGTTGCTGTCGAATAATAGTACTCAATTTCATAGTGCGATCCGTACTTCTTCGATACTTTGTCATCCAAATCATATGCCTTTGTGACAAGATAACTTTCGTATGACGTACCAAAATCCTTGAAATTCGTGTTTCCATCTCCCTCTAAGTCTGGATCAAGATAGTCATAAGAATGCCCAACGCCCCCTGTCGGACTACCAATCGCCAGCTTAATTCCATTTGTAGTGTATCCAGATGAGAAGTTTGTTATGGCCATAGCGCTGGCCGCAATTGACCACAGCCCCTCGAACGAACCAAAGATTGTGTTGTAGACAAGTATATAATTGCACGTCGTCGAAGAATCAAGTGGAAGAGACAAAAAGTATCTATTATTATGAAACGCGGCGTTGCTTTTTGAGATGTGTCCCTTGGTAATTCTCGCAATAATGTTCTTCACAGGCTCGGAAACAGGAACTCCAACCGTATAGAAATCGTCTGCCATTGACCTTGCAACACTCCTAATCCCATCATTTGAAAGGAAGAACACGTCTTTGGTTGTAAAAATTGCAGTCCCCCCGGCCTGGCATCCGACCTTATCATTAATTAATCTTACAGTCCATTCTGCGGCTGTTGCCTTTGTCGGATCTGCCGTCACTAGGTAAGTCTTATTCGGCTTAAATACAAGAATTTCGTAATCAAAGAAGGGCTGAATAGCTGTAATGTCTTCTCCGTCGTTTCCGCCAACAATAATGCTGTTTGTTGATTTCCATACCTCGGCGTCAAGAATATCCGACGCATATAGAGTGTTCCGATAATCCCCTGTTCCAATCGCAAATAAGCGGTTCGTAAACTGACGAACCAGGCGAAGCCCCGCCGGTGCAATGTTTGATATAGCTGCTGTGGCTGTTGCCGTAAAATGTCCTCCGCCAGCGGGTGGTGCGACTATTGTTACCGACGGAGCCGACGTATACCCAGATCCCGCATTCAAGACTGTTACTCCGGATATTGTCCCGCTTGAAACAAGGGCTACGGCAGTCGCATTGGTTCCGTAGGTTAGGTTCGGGGCCCCAATCGTTACTGCTACAGTTGACCCAGTATATCCAAGGCCCTGGGTCGATACTGTTATTGAAGATACGCTTGTCCCCTGCCTATATGAAGTTGTTCCGTCGGTAAAGAAAAGATTACTAGATCCGTCCGCATAAAAAATTTTGTTATTGAATTGCGTAAAGTCAACTTGAGCAGCTCCATTTGCAACTGTTCCATTTGTAGTTGAAAAACTACTGGCGCTTGTGCTCTTATAGATCGTTCCGTTTGTAGCAAGAATAATCTGCTCTAAGTTTGGGGTGTCAAAGTAATGCATGCCTTGAATGGATGATCCACTCGAAACACTTGAGGATATTTGCTCAATTCCTTGTCTCGTCTGGAGAATTCCAGAAGGACTGATTGTCATGTTGTAGATATCGCTAGCTTGATTGTTCCCTATTAGGCTGGGAGTTATCCCGGATACTTGGCCCCCATCAAAGCTAAACGACCCGGATATAGCCAGAAGATCGTCTAGATTGTCGTTGTAGAGTGGCATTGTGCTAAACCACTATGTCTAATATGCTATATTCCCCAAGGCTAGACGGAGTGATTGCCTTAATCCCTCCGACTTGACTCATCTCGTACTGAGCCATGGCCGACAAGTCAGAATTAGCTGATCCCACAACAGCCTGGGCCTTTGCGTACTGCCTCTCCCTCTCTAGGGCGTCTGCATGAGTTAATGCTAGGACAACGTGCTGAACGTGAGGTAATTTGAGCTCATCTCCAATTGCGTTGGAAGACGGAGGAAAGTCGACGACATAATTCAACCTGGTTACGCACTGAATCTTTTCAATCACCTTTAGCGTTGTTGTGCTTGATGTATTCAAGAGTGGATAAAGATCAATCTCGGCTGTTCCAGAGGTGCTTCTGCCCTTGAAATAATACTGAGTTGGCGTACCGGTTCTGTTGTCGTCGAGTAGATCTGCATCTTGACTTATGATTGTCTGCAAATCAACAGCCATAAGCTCGCTGTCCCCGAAAGCTACAGAAAGAGGATTTTCAACAAGAGATCCGAGCGAGATAGTTCTGGTGGATGTTGAGACCGAGTATGTGGAGTTTGTTACGCTCTCACGCCAGGGTGCAAAGTTCCACACCCGCCTATAGTTTAGGCTGGCCGACTTTTGCAGGAAGGTGAGCGTATCAGCATCGGTCTTGCCAATCTTCTCGCCTGCGTATTGGGCGATTTCAGTTAGGGTCATTTATGCCTACGGCTTTGAAGGCCAAATCACGCTTTCAGAGGTTGAGAAAGTTTGCGGAATATCTCTTAGCTCTTGACGATATATTGCCCAAGTTTCCTTGTTTCCCCTATAATCATCAAGCTGCGTCCAATCTGATAAACCTAAAAGAACATTGCGCTTCGATCTGATTTCATTCCATTTCTGTTGCTCAATGTAGGCTGGACTCTGCTGATCCCTAATAACAGCTTGCTGTTTTTCGTAAATCTCAGCCTCGGCAAGTGATTTTTCTATTTCAGAATTATTGGAATCAAAGTATTTAATTTGTCCAGTCTGTATGTTGTTTTCAATTCTTGCTATCATAATTATCCTTCGTACATGATGTTGATGGAGCCAGCGTCGAATGTGTCGGTTCCGAGTACTGTTGTAATACGAATCCTGTCTAAAGTTGCTGATAATGTTTTTGACCCAGCCGAAATACCAACTCGATTTGATTGGTATATTGATGACGAGGCAACCCATGAACTTGAACTTAGTAGAGCTAAGGTAAATATACCGTTGTAGATGCTGGCGGAAGTTTGATCGTTAATTATACCAAAACCAGTAGTAAAGGCTACCGCAACGGTGTTTGACCCTGCTACCGACATAATTGCACCACCAACACCGACATAAGAAGTATTTTCTATACCTCCGCTATCACCGATTTGGACTAAAACAATGGATGCTCCAGTAGTAGATACGCCACTAAAAATCACATCAATCCTTTTCACCCAACTCGGAATACCAGTAAAATCAATAGCTGTTCCACTGGTTGTAACAACAGCAGTTCCGCTAGTAAATGGTTGCGATAGCTTGATAGGAGTAATCGACCCGTCAGCAGGAGTTGTTGAAA